GCCTACATTGGCGAGGAGGAGAGCAAAGTAGGCGATGAGTCACGCTCCTATTTAGGCGAACATATTTTTAAACAGGTGTTTAGCATCTACGCCACTGAGGAGGATAAGCGTGAACGTGCTGGAAAAAGAGATAGAGAAGCATTTAACAAACTTGGTGAAAAAATCAAAGGGTCTAAGCTACAAGTGGATCAGCAGCGTGACCGGAGTCCCGGATCGGATAGTATTTCTAAACCAAAAGGTGTACCTCGTGGAACTAAAAACAGCAACGGGGAAACTGAGTCCGAGGCAAGAACTGGTTTTTGATGAACTTGGCGAACAAGGCTTTCCTATTCATGTGTTACGATCCAAAGAAGATGTTGAGGATTTTATAAATGGCGCTAAGTGAAACAGAAAAACGTTATAGAGCAACAAAACGTGGACATTTGTGTAGGTTCTTAAGTAGTGCCAAAGAAAGATCCATAAAACAAAATGTGCCCTTTAATTTGACATTAGATTATTTAGAATCAATAACAACCGACGAATGTCCTGTGTTTAAAACGCCATTTGTTTGGGGGCAAAGTAACGGCAAACATCCATACAGGCCTTCGTTGGATAAGGTAATTCCAGAACTTGGTTACGTGCAAGGTAACGTTGTTTTTATTTCTTTAAAAGCGAATACAATTAAACAAGATATTACCGAAAAAGAATTGTATGCAGTAGCAGATTGGCTGCATGATAAACGGAAAGAAGTTTTAGAAAATGTTAAACCGAAATCAGTTGCACCCTTACCAGATGAAGATAATTGGGAAAGCGAAATGCACCCCCAACATCGGACTATTTCTACCACCGGGACTGGGAAAAACAGCGACAACGCTGACCATCATAGCGGAGCAGTTTACTGGGAAAACTCTAGTGATTGCACCCAAGCGGGTAGCGGAGACAGTATGGGACACGGAGGTTCAGAAGTGGGAACATCTTTCACACTTACGAGTGTCCAAATTGATGGGGAGCCCAAGCCAAAGATTAGCTGGGTTAAACTCGGAGGCGGACATTTACCTGATCAATCTTGAAAACGTGGCTTGGCTTTGTGACGTCTCACCTAAGTTAGTGTTTACTAACTTGGTGATAGATGAGAGCAGCCGTTTTAAAGACCCGAGCACTAAGCGATTCAAAGCGCTTAAAAAACATTTAAAGGGCTTCTCACGGCGTTTAATACTTACGGGCACACCTACCCCGCAAGGCATGGGAGACCTCTGGTCTCAGGTGGGCATATTGGATTTAGGAGAGCGTTTGGAGACTAGCCTGACCCGCTTTAGGGACAAGTACATGACTCCAGATCAGATGAACCGCCATACACGTGTGGTATATAGTTGGAAATTAAAGGAAAATGCAGATCAGATTATTAAAGATAAGGTTTCAGATATATGTTTTAGTCTTAAAGCTGAAGATTACCTACAGCTACCGCCTCTTACAACGCTTTATCAGCAAGTTGAAATAGATAAAACTGCAAGGAATCAGTATGAGCAACTTAGAAAAGACATGGTCGTTGACCTCAAAAAAGAAAAAATCACAGCTCCAACAGCAGCAGCACTGGCGAACAAGCTGCTCCAATTTACATCAGGAGCGGTCTACAACGAAGAAGGAGAATCTCAAGAAATACACCGCTCTAAATTGGAACGGCTTGAGTCGATCATGGAAGAATCTTCAAGTCCCACGCTTGTCTTCTATCATTTCAAGCATTCGCTCCAACGAATACGTCTTCAGTTCCCAGAGGCGGTGGTGCTGGACAATGACAACATTGAGGCGTGGCGTCGTGGCGAGATTCGTATGCTCATTGCCCACCCGCAAAGTGGTGGTATCGGGCTTAATTTACAGTGCAACGTTGGAGAAACAGCACAAACGATCTGGTTCGATCTACCATGGAGCTCAGAGAACTACATCCAGGCAAATGCTAGGATCTACCGCCAAGGGCAAGAAAAACCGGTTATCGTACATCACCTAGTGGTAGCCAATAGTATCGACGAACAAGTGGTCAAGGTACTAGAAGGAAAAATTTCGTTACAAGAAGCATTATTAGATTCATTAAAACTATGACAACAAAACATAAAATTAACGCTGTAGCACCGAGACTTTCAGATGAGGATCCGGATCCAATTGAGCAAGATGATTCAGATAACTTACCATCTTCGTTAATATCAGAAGGCTGGCTTTTGTGGGATCAAGAAGACATCAATGATATCAAACGTTTAATATCTAAAAAAATGCCTAAAAGCCAAAAAATTATTTTAGAAGCATTTTTGCAAGGTTTGAGTTATAATGATATTGGAGTTAGCGAAAAATATTGGAGGTACCATTTTTGCAATGGCATCGAATTTATTAAAAAGGAATTAAGGTTATGAGTCATTTTATTGTTGAACACCGCGTTAAAGGAAATTACGTCATGGAAACAATCACTGGTGTAGAAGACATTGACATGTCAAGATTTAAAGATTTACTCGGTGTGTGGGTTTGTAACAGCTTGGAAGAGTGTAACGTTATGGAAAAACAACTTAAGGAGATGAGGCATGCAAGATCCAGTGAACAAGCCTAGTCACTATACCAGCCATCCCTCTGGTATTGACTGCATTCAGATCACTGAACATATGGGCTTTAACCTTGGAAATGCCATCAAGTATATTTGGCGAGCCGATTTAAAGAACGATGCAATTGAAGATTTACGCAAAGCCGAATGGTACATTCGTAGAGAGATTGAAAAGCGTACACCAACAATAAGGACACGTATAAATAAGGAGTGCGGAAAATGATTTTAGAAATTGATGACGATACGGTCGATACCGTTATGCAAGGCGCATTAGTTAAAGATTACATTTACTTAACTAATGACCTAAAAATTTATAAGAAAAACCCCAATCATTTACACGAAGATGATGCGCAGGCTTATGCGGAAGTAGTTAAAGGTATTGAGATTTTATCTAAATGGTATTTTGTTCATGGTGAATTTGAAAAAGCTGTTAAGCTTGCAAGGAAAAAAAGATGAAAAAGTACACAGCAGGTGATTTAGAACAGGCCATTATGCAGTGTTGGCAGACCAGTGATGATTTAGAGTTGTTCTTTCGATATCACGGTGATGCACCAACACCAATGACAGAAGATGAAGTGTCTAATGGATTGTTGGGTATTAAATTACTAAATGACATGCGTATTTGGAATGCGCAAGACATGCACTGCAGAGTGTTTGAATTAAATCAGTACTGCACTGATCCAGTGAAGTTAGCAGCAAGAGGTGAATTTTTTGATTTTCCAGTTAAACAAAAGAAAGGTAGTAAAAAATGAACGAAGAAAAAGTAATTGATAGTGGTTTGGACAACGAGATTTTGACATTCCGTTTTTCTGTAAAGGCAACTAATGGTTTGCTACAGATTTTAGGTAATGCTCCGTTTGTTGCATCAGCCGGTTATATTCAAGATTTTCAAAATCAAGCTGGCCCACAAATTGAAACATTGGTAGCAAAACAAAATGAATCTGAAACAGCTGCTTGATCACGCTGGGGTACGAACTGATAAAGCCTCAGTAGAAGAGCGTAAAAAGCTTCAAAGACAACTTACTGCTGAACAGGAATTAGAGGTTCAAACTCGGGCTGCCGCAATGGCTAAAACCGTGCTAAATGGTATGATGCCATTGTTGCATCAAGCCCTTGATAAAACACCCCCATCTAAGCCCAAAAAGACAATTATCATCCCAGATTAGGGCGGTTTTAACTAGTTCTTTGCATTAGTAGATATAGGACTAGCTGTGAAGCTCTCCGGGGCTGGGGATTCTCGGCCGTTCACATTGGCCTTAAAAAAGCCACAGGTTGCCAGTGCCCACCTGCATAGAAAACTGGCACTTTTTTACACATCACATACACACAGGAGATTTAAAATGATGAACCCATTTGAGTTACGCTTTTCTATTTTTAACGCAGCTAAAGATTTGATGATTAAGCAGCACGAGGCCAATTTGGCGGCTTGGGAAGTGCTTAATAAAACAACTAAAGAAGCTGCAGAATTAGCTCCAAAGTTCCCAACGACTGAAGAAATTATTGATAAGGCGATTGAGATCAATACCTTTATCAGCGGTCAGACAACTAAAGAATTAGCAAGCGTGGCTAAGAAATTGGCAGGCGTTTCAGTAATATTTTAAGGTAACATACCCCACACGCCTATCGAATAAGCGCAACCTTGTGGGGGTTTTTTGTACTATGTCGCGAACGGGGTAGCTCCCCTGTTTGGTGCCAATTCACCAAACTAGCGACACCTATTAAACTAATTGGAGTTAAAATGAAGCAATTTAATTGCCTAAGTTGTGGCAAGTTAAAAAATGTGTCCCGTAATAGTTACAATAAATATTGTAGCGTAAAGTGTCAGCAAGATCTTGTTTTTAGACAAAAATTTAAATTATTTTTAAAAAACAAATTAAACGTTTTTATTCATCATAGTGCAACTAGAAGAGCTTTAATTTATAGAGATGGAAACAAATGTTCGGTTTGTAATATAAAAAAGTGGAAAAACAAACCAATAGTTTTTGAAATAGAACACAAAGATGGCAACTCTAGTAATCACAGAGCCTCGAATTTATGTTTAATTTGCCCTAATTGCCATAGCCAAACAAGCACATACAAAGGCAGAAATAAAGGTTATGGTAGGGAAGCAAGAAGATTAAAGTACCAAGAAAGTAGATTGAAATAGCATCGCTGAAGTCGCATAGCGGCAATTGCAGCGGCTTTGTAAGCCGCCCCGAAAGGTACGTGAGTTCGAGTCTCACCTTCAGCACCAAGGGGGGATTAGTGATAATGGGAGCACATGTGCTTTGCAAGCATGAAGTGGGAGTTCGATTCTCCCATCCTCCACCAAATATTTAGGAGATAATTATGGCAACAAAACCTGGCCTCTATGCCAATATCGCAGCAAAGAAAGAACGTATCAAAGCTGGCAGTGGTGAAAAAATGAGAAAGCCCGGCACTAAAGGCGCGCCCACTGCTAAAGCATTTAAAGAATCAGCAAAGACTGCTAAAAAATAATGGCAACTAAAAAGAACCCATCTCTATCTATTGGCCGTGGTGAAAAGCTGCCTGCATCTCAGGGTGCTGGACTCACTGCCAAAGGCCGTGCCAAGTATAATGCAGCAACAGGTTCCAATTTAAAAGCGCCACAACCAGAAGGTGGCCCTCGTAAGAAATCATTTTGTGCTCGCATGTCTGGCATGCCAGGTCCCATGAAGGATGAGAACGGCAAACCAACACGTAAGGCAGCAAGTCTAAAAAGGTGGAAGTGTGGCAGCTAAAAAACTAATAGCAAAATTTGATCCAAAAATGTGCGATGTAATTATCGCTATGGGCAAAGAAGGTGCTTCACAAAAAATGATGTGGAGTCAATTAGGCATATCTAAAAGCACAGCAGAGGGTTGGAAAAAGAAGTATCCAGAATTTGGTGAAGCTTTAGACATTGCCTTAGTACATGCACAGTCATACTGGGAAACTCAACTTTTAGCTAATGTAGAAAATAAGAACTTTAATTCAAGATTAGTTGAAATTGCTTTACGCGGTCAATTCCAGCAAGATTACCGAGAAACTCGCGATATTAAGCTAGACGCCAAAATAGAAACCAAAATTGATTTCCAAAAAGAAATAGCCAATTTGCTTGCAGCATTAAAATAGTAGTAAAATACCAACGGGGAATAGGTTTAGCGGCCGTGCCAGTGCTTACTCACTGGCTACCCACCAAATTTATCAGTAAGGATAAACTCAATGAAAAACCACAATACGTTTTATGGTATACTGTGTATTAATAAAAACACAGGAGTAATAAATTGACAGCTCACGCACTTCTATCAGCTTCAGGTTCAAAAAGATGGCTTTCTTGCACCCCTTCAGCTCGCCTTGAAGCAACACTGCCGGAACCAAAACGAAATTCTAGCGGTGTAGACTTTTCTGCTGAGGGAACATTGGCGCACACATTGGGAGAAATTCGTTTAAGGTTGTACTACAATCAAATAGGTCAAGAAGAATATGAAACAGAATACGAAAATGTTAAAAGTCACAACATCTACGAAACCTATACACAGCCTGAGCGTGACGACTTCGAGGCTAACGTCGATAATTACGTTCTATATGTCCGTAGCCAAATCGGCGAAGGAGATACCCCGCTATTTGAACAGCGCGTGGACTTCTCTGACTGGGTGCCTGATGGCTTTGGTACAGCCGATGTGGTTATTATTTCTAAGTACGCCATTCGAGTCATCGATCTTAAGTTTGGAAAAGGCGTCTCAGTGTCGGCGATTGATAACACTCAACTTCGTCTTTATGCACTCGGTGCTTATGCCAAATTTAAAGAAGAGTATCCAGACATCAAAGAGGTCTCGTACACGATCCACCAGCCTCGCTTGGACAGCATATCAACTGACGGAACAAGCATCGTTAAGTTGGTCGATTGGGCAAATTACTTCGTAAAACCAAAAGCCAAAAAAGCGTGGTCCGGTGCAGGCGAGTTCCTCCCTGGCGATTGGTGCCAATTTTGCAAAGCCAAAGCGCAATGCCGCGCTCGTAGTGACTTTAACACCGAACTTGCAAAGCAAGATTTTAAAGAGCCCGCGCTCCTTTCCGAAGAAGAAATCAGCAAAGTCTTAGTTAAAGCTCAAAACTTAAAAACTTGGGTCAATGATGTTGAAGAGTATGCCCTTGTGCGGGCAGTTGAAAAAGAAATTATTCCACCAGGATATAAACTGTCAACAACTGCAACTCATCGCAAAATTGGCGATCCAATGTTGGCAGCAGAAATATTAAAAGAGCACGGCTTGTCCGAAGATGAAATTTGGGAAAAGAAAATTAAATCTTTAGCAACATTTGAAAAGAAACACAAACAAACTGCAGCTTGGTTAGGTGATTTGGTTATCAGGCCAGAAGGCGCACCAAAGTTAGTAAAAATTAAGGAAAGCGCTGAGGAGGACTTTAAATGAACGCATGGTTGATTGGGTTGATTGGAGTCGTTTACACTATTGTAGCAATTCAATTTATAATGAAAGGACAAGTTGGCATGGGGATCTCATTCCTAGGATACGCACTAGGTAATGTTGGTCTAGTTATGGTAACATTACAATTATAAGAAAGACAACCATGAACGTCGAATGCTTGGGTAGTAAAATTGAAGTTCCAGATTACTTAATTGATTCTTATATTAAGCAATTTGATGGATTGCCAGGTAGTGGAAATAGAGAAGCTATATTACAATTAAGAAATACAATGTATGATGTCATTGATTATATTGCAGAAGATCCGGAAGCACTTCATGAATACGAATACAGAAGTGATTTTATAAATGCGTTAGCAGTACAAAAAGCATTAGAAATCCACGGACTGTTGCACGACGCATAAATTTATGTTATATTAGTTTTACGGGTAGACGAGTTGGCCCCGATTGAAGTCCAACTCTTATGTTTAAAAAGGAAATATCATGCAATCTAACAAAGTTAAAGTTGTAACCAATAAAGTACGTTTTTCTTATGCAAACGTATTTCAACCTAAAGCTGCTATGGAAGGCGGGATTCCAAAGTATTCAGTTTCTATCCTTATTCCTAAATCAGATAAAGAAGGTGTTGCTAAATTGCAAAAAGCATTTGAAGATTGCAAAACAAATAACGCCACATTCTTTGGGGGTTCAATTCCAAAAGGTTTAAAAGGTGGTTTGCGTGACGGTGACGAAGAAAAAGATGATGCAGCATATGCAGGTCACTATTTTATTAATGCTAATTCTGCACAACGCCCAGACATTGTTGACGCAGATCGCAATATTATTTTAGATTCAAATGAGTTTTACAGCGGTTGCTATGGCCGTGCTTCAGTCACATTTTACCCATACAATGCACAAGGTTCAAAAGGCATTGCATGCGGTTTAAACAATTTACAAAAACTAGATGACGGTGAAAAGTTAGGCGGCGGCACAACAGCTGCAGCAGATTTCGCAGTATAATTGTTTTTAGTAGTACAGGGGAGTGTCCGTAGAAATTGCGGCCTCCCTTTTTTGTCAACCCATCACATAAAGAATAACAAATGGACCAATACAGAGAGTACATTGCCGCTAGCAGATACGCCCGATTTATTGACGAAAAAGGTCGTCGTGAAAATTGGGGTGAGACAGTAGATCGTTACGTTGACTATATTTTTAGCCGTACACCAGCAAT